TTGTAGGCCGCTAACTGTAATAGTTTCGCTAGTACTACCACCCGTAGTTGTGTAAAGCTTAGAGTAGATAGGGTATAAGCCTGTACCTTGTTTGACAGCTGTAACTGCTCCATCAACAATTTTATCTGTAGTAACAGAATTGCTTGATAAATGAACAGCATCAATGCTGCCGTCAACATAATGTTGTGAATCAATAGAATCATCAGCTAATGTATTACCATCATCAACAACACTTGCTGTCAAAGTAGTTCCAGATAATGATGTTTTCAACAATTTGAAACTATCACTTGTAGAAACCAAAATAGCATCATCGCCACCAACTTCAGAGGCATTGTCAAAATAGCCTGCAGTTGTTACTGTTGCTAAAGAATCACTGGTACTATATGTAAACAAAACAACAGAACCATCATAAACACCGGCAGACATTCTACCCCATGTGCTTGCGTTAAACGCCATATTAGATCTCCTTATCCTTTAGTTACAGTTACATTGATTATGTGATCAGTGGAAGGATCGCCATCCATAACGATTGTAATGCTACCGTCATTGACTTTTGCAGTTGTGATAGTACGAGGTGTGGCACCAACTTGTAGCAATGTAGCTTGTACAGTACTATCAGAAGCTGTAAATGTTCCTGTAATAGTTTGTGTTGCACTGCCTGCAACTGTTGTGAATTTAGAATTGTAGACAACAACAGGGAAGGCTGCTTTAGCCATTGTGACGGCATCATCAGCTAGCATTGCAGTCGTAATACTCCCATCTGCAACTGAACCATCATCAAATAATGCAGTTGTTACAGTAGTTCCGGAAACTGACGTAATTAATATTTTTGAGTCTCCACCAGCAGTAACAAATATAACGTCACTACCACCAATTTCGACAGCATCATTAAAATAACCGCTAGTCATAACTGTTGCTAATGAATCATCACTATCATATGCATAGATAACTACTGAATCATCGTATGTACCTGCGGAAACACGGGCAAACCCGTCTCTTGAAAAAGCCATTTATCTTACTCCTTTAAGATATAAAGGGGCTAAATAAATAGCCCCATAAATAATTATGGACGGTAAACTAATAAGTTAACTTTATGATCATTTGAAGGATCATCGCTAAAATGTAGTGTTACCTTACCAGCTGCACATACTGCACGATCTAACTGACGTGGAGTTGATCCCACTGTGTGTAAAGTTGCCAACACGATATCAGTAGCTGAAACACCACCAATTGACACGTCTTCACTTGCAGAACCACCAGTAGTAGTATATAATTGCTTACTAAGAGGCAATAAACCAGTAGCCATTTTTACACCAGTCACAGCACCATTAGCAATGGCAGCTGTATCAACGGCATTGGCAGCAATGTGAGTGCTATCAACAGCATCAACAGCAAGCAATTTATTAGAAACAGCAGTTGCTAATTTGCCTTCTGTCACAGCATTTGCTTGTAGAGCAGATGTATCTACTGAGTTATTGGCTAATTTATCAGCAGTAACCGCATCGTTAGCTAATTTAGCTGTAGTGATGCTGCCGTCTGCAACCGTAGTAGTTGAGGTATTGTATTCTTCAACAGTTACAGTACCTGTTGCAGTAACAGAGTAAACATCACGGCCATCACTACCTTCCACAAAGATAATGTCACCGACTCTAATGTTAGTAACACCGTTAAAATAACCAGAACCAGAAATAGTTGCTAAGTTATCTGTTGCGGTATCTTTATAACAATAGACTGTTACGCCGTTAGCAGCAGATGCACCACCGGAGATACGTGATAGTTTTACACTTGAAAATGCCATAATAATATCCTTATTTGTTATGGTTTCGTTTATTCAGCGCAGAAAATTTTCGCTACACCTTTCGGTAGTAGATTAGAGGCGCCACTTCTAAAGTCAGCAGTTGCTTGATGTGATAAACTGCGTGATTGGTAATCAAGTTGTGTACGTGGAGCAATAGATTCTACATAACCCATGCTATCTTTTTGCCAAGCTAAACAGGTACGTACGCTACTACTATCAATTGGTAAACCACCTTCTTCGCGATCTCCAATACAGATAATATTAAAACCTAATAACATGTCGATTTGACCTGTTAACAGGTTGCGGTTATTAACGTATAAAGTGTTTAGTACTTTGTCGTCTGATAGCAATGAATCACGTTGATCACCAGTGATTAACAAGAAACGATCATTTTCAGGAACATTATTTTTTTTGAAAGCTGCAGCTACAGCACGAATTTTATCTAAAGTCAGATTAGTGGAGCCTGCAGCAATGCTATTTTCTGCTGGTACAGATGCAGCAACAAGAGCATCAATAATAATTTGGTCAACCATACGACCAGTTGACATAGCTAGTTTTTTAGGTAGAGTACCAACAACATCAATGTTTAATAATGCTTGTTCATGTTCATCAACTGGAACACCAACTGCATAATCATCAAATGTTGTAATAATACGTTCGTAATCTGGCTGTACTAGTGGTACTAATGAACCATAACCACCACGTTTTTGCATAGTGATACTGCCTTGAATAGGCCACTTATAGCTCGATCCAAGGGCGCCATGAATTATCTGCGTTGTGCGACCGCCACCTAGAACCATGTTGGCGTCGTATTGATTGATAAATGAATCATTAAACTGCTGAATTGCAACAGTACTTAGATCTCCCATTAGAGTCTCCTTACTTTAGTTTTATTCCTTCAGGTAACTAAAATAAGGTTATCGAATAGTCGATCCGGTCCTTGATAATCACCATCTTTAATTAATTAAAGATAGTTGTCCTCATCCATTGAGGTTCCATCTGATAATTCGACCTTAACGCATGTACAATAATATGTCAACTAGTCAATATATTGTGTTTTCCAGCAACTTATTATACAATATATGTAGCTAAGGGATAGCTTCTCTCTTTTTGTCTATATGCTTTCGGGCTTAGATGACGTATAGTGAACTCCATAATCATAGAGAGATTACCAAGGATGGTTCTATTGAGCTTATTAGCTAATAAAGAAATACATTTCTTACCCCATAAATTCACCTTGCGTGAATATCAGAAGGGCCTCTTTGAGGCCTTTTTGGTTGATAAATTAAAATATGCCTGTATCTATTGGAGTAGACGCGCAGGCAAAGATAAATCATGCTTTAATCTACTCGTTTGTATGGCTCTATACAGGGTAGGTAACTACCATATTATTTTTCCAGAAAAAGGTCAGGCAGAAAAAGTTATCTGGCATGGTATCGATAAAGACGGTAATAACACACTTGACCATATTCCTGAAGAGCTAATCAAGAAAAAAGATAACAACAAAATGATGATCACGCTCATCAATGGGTCAACCATTCAGCTTTTAAGTGCTGCTAGATCTGATAATTATGTTGGTATCTCATCTGCTGGCATGATTTTTTCAGAATATCCGATTCAAGATCCAGCTTGTTTGGAATATTTTATGCCTATCGTGCTAGAAACCGGTGGCTTTATTATCATTAATGGAACACCACGTGGTCATAATCATGGTTATAGGCTTCGTAACCGTGTTAAAAGTGATCCACAATGGTACTACAGTGAACTCACAGCTACTGAGTTATTTCTTGATGATGGTACTAGGGCGGTTACAGATGAAATGATTGAAACGGCAAAAAGTACAATGTCAATCGAGAAAATCAGGCAAGAGTACTTTTTGGATTGGGATGTTGCACTGGAAAACTCCTATTTCGTCCGCTATCTTAACAGGGCTACACAAGAAAACCGGATAACAAGGCTAAATATTAGTCCTGAAGTGCCTGTGCATACATTCTGGGATTTAGGTATTAACGATAAAATGGCTATTTGTATGGTTCAGTTCATGGAAAATGGCAATGTACATTTTATTGATTATTACGAAAACAATAACCATGGCTTCGAACATTACATAAACTACCTACATGATTGGCGAGATAAAAATGGTGTAGTATTTGGAAAACATTTTGCTCCACATGATATACGTCAACGTGAACTTTCAGACGGGCAAACAAGACAAGATAAAGCGAGTAGGTTAGGCATAAACTTTATAAGGGTTGGCAGACCTAGAACCGATATCGATAATATTGAAATGTCGCGCACACAATTCAAAAACTATTATTTTCATCAGCCAAAAGTACAAAGGCTACTTGATTGCATTATGAATTATCATGCTATTGAGAAAAAAGATGGCCAACCAGGCAAAGTAGCTGACAGCTGGGGAAACCATGGTACGGATGCATTTATGTTAGTTGCTTTAGCTAAGCATCAAGGTTTGTTAAATTCATTCACTGGAATAGGGCAGGCAATTACTAATCTTGCCTGCCAAGATCCACTTATTTAAATGCTGTTACCCATTCAAATACCTCCAGTACCGCTCTTTTTGTTCTTGAGTAAGCTCCTCACCTTTATCGTTATATATTCTGCTATTTACATATTCTCGTTCATTTTTTTGCATTGCATTTTGCATCATTTCTGCATGTGTCATATTTTACCTCTTTAGTTTCATGTTAAGACTCCTTGTCAATTTTTTCCATTTGTTCTCGTAGATTAAGACAATCATTTATAGCATCATTTCGTTCTATTTTTTCTAAGCTATATAGTTGATCATCTATGATAATATAATCAGCCATAGGATATTGGTAAAAATTTATTTTTTTGTTTTTGATGAGGTTTTCTTTCAATTCTTTTACAATCATTGAAAGAAAATTAATTAATTTATCATGATCATAGTATTCTTCGATGCAGTAATTTATACATATGTGACCTAATCTATCTTCTTCGAAATATAAATCATCGCCTACAATTTCTACAGTACCAAAACAACCATAATGCTCTTCATCATATGAAGGGTCTAATATTATGCATATATAACTTATATCGTTTTTTTCTATATTTTCACTAAAAGGGGAATATTGATACCAACAATTAGGAACAGTGCCTAGCATAGTATAGCGTAATATTGTTTTTACTAAATAATCTAATCTATTTTTCATCCCTTCCCCCTTTTGCGATATTTTTTTAGTACTCTTCGCGCCATGTGGTCCACTTGTTTGCAGTCATTTATTTTCTTTGAATGGTAGTTTGTGATTAATTGTGATTTTGCTTCCAGTATAATAGTCTACAACATAAATATCGTCATCGACAACCAAAGTGTTCATAACCACATCTTTTTTTTCATCAAAATTTAAACTCTCAATATAATCTCTTAATTTAATCATTTATAAACCTTATTGTCGCACCATTCTTCAAATGCTTTATATTTCATAATAGCACCTACAAAGCCCGATAATTTTGCTTATCGGGTTGTTATTATTTGTCATTATTTATGTATGATTGCAAAGTCATTTTATGCCTCACACAGTTTTAACTGACATGCGAGATTTTTTATTTCATTTTTGACATATTCAATATTTCTATACTGATCACTACTATTACGCAATAAAAATTCCGGACACGCAGCATCTAATATTGGTTTTACTATTGATCTTTTTCTTCCATATTTATTTGGTTCTAAATCACCTAAATGTGCACAATCAAAACCTATCCACCATACATTATCTTCTTCGCCATCATCAACCAAGTGACACACACCAAAATCACTATTTCCTTCCTGACAGCCAGATGCAAAGGTTATACCACCATGTACTTCCAAACTATCTGCTTTATCGTAGCTAGATAAATCTTCACCATAATGCTTATGACCAGGTGATATACCAACATAACCGCATAAAGCCCCATAATTATTTCGTACAATTAGGCAAGGGTACCCTGTTTTTTCATCTAAAAATTGTATTTTATCAGGTTCATGTTGCCATTCACCTTCACCCCAATCCATTTTATTTATACTGGGATCTATTTTTTCCATATACTGCATATTGCCCCCTGTTGATCAAATCAGTATAATTATACATGTTATACTAGCATGTAACAAAGGGGTTACGGATTCACGATCCTTAACCCTTTTTTATTTTCATTCATGATTCGATTATATATTTCTAAGCGGTGCACCTGAACGTCTTTAGGTGCGATGATTCCAATTCGTACTTGACTCCCCTTCACTCCTAATATTTTTATTTGTACATCATCACCGATCATAAAGCATTCGTCGATTCTTCTTGTTAGTACTAGCATGTAATTCTCCTTGTTTTTAAAATGGTATGTCTTCGTCAGTAATCGTATTTTCTTTTGGTTGCTCCTGTTTTGCAGGAATTTCTTGGTATGGTAGTATCTGGTCAATATTGTAATAAGTTGTTTCGCCAACAACTTTAGTTTTTAAGGTGCATCGACCTTTTGCAAACTTGAATGCTTGCATAGAAGCATCATAGCCAGACCATGTATCGCCATCCCAATGTATTTTTATGTCTTTATTTATCTTGCTGAGAAAATCAGTCGTATAAGGTGTACTTGCTTCAGTTCCCCATAATACATGATTAACCCAACGATCGAACTCGTGTCCTTCATCATTGGTACACTTCATACCCAGCTTAATAGCGGGCGTTGATTTCTTACCCATGACCATTTCCATTTCATTTAATATTGTAAAATTCACTGGCTGGCTGAGATCGTGATTTTCGAATTTTATTTTATCATCCATGATAAGCTCCTCTGCTTGTTGTTTTTGTTTCCCACAATTCAAGTATTTTTTTGTAAGAATATACAATGTTATCTGACGTCAAGCCCATGCAGTAATCTCTAGCTACGACATGATCGTAACCTAAGTCAGTTAAAATATTGTATATTGCCTCCATATGGTCAGTATGTGTCATCCTATCCCCCCCAGGATTAGTTAAATGTTTTAAGCTTGTCTACATAAATAGGCTTAAGCTTTTCTTTAGTTTCATCTGGTAAGTCTTTAATATCTTCACCAAGTGCTTTAAGTGAGTCTTCAGAATCACAGGTATTAATCATTTGTTTATACTCTACAAACATAGCATCTTCATTAGTATCTTGCTCAGCAACTACAGTTGATTCATGTGGTTTATTTGCTTTAGGTGTTACGTTAATAATCTCGTAATCTTGAGCTTCTTCACGAATGATTAAACCTTTCAAAGCATCGGCAAACTGATCACGGCAAGCAAATCCTCGTGCACGCATCTGCAGCATACGCTTTGGGTATTGTTTCCATGGTCCAGTAGATCCCCACTTCCCTGCTAGTTTTGCATCAGTTTCAGAGAACCTTACTGTATGTTCTGGTGAACCTTTTCTCTTTACCGTGCATACAGCTGTTAAACCATCCTTTGTATTCTCGATACTTTCTTGTATTGATTCGTACATAGGATGTGCTTGCACTAAAGCAATTAATGCATCTCCATATACTGATGGTTTACCATTAATAACAGCTATGCTTTGCATTGCTTGTAATGGCGATAAGCCAATCTCAGCGCCATAAATAACAGCAGCTAATGCCTCACCTTTCTTACCACGGTATTGTTGTGGCACTAATGATGAACTACATATTGCATTGACAACATGTTCTGCTTCTTGAATAGTTGTTGGTACAAAGCTAGTTCCTTTTGATACTTGTAGTTGATTAGTCATTAGCCAACTCCTTTATTGCTAGTTCTATTAATTTTATTTTATGGTTTAGTCGATCTGTAATTTTATACAGCTCATACGCTGCTTCAGATAAATATTGTAGTTTGTTATTAACTTGTTGATCCATTATTTACTCCTCTATAATAGTTTTTGCTATAACAAAATGTACAGCCTTATGCAGAGCACCATCTAAAGTGTCATCATAAAATATATTTGACACTGCAAAATGAAAATCATCTGTCAACCTGTCATCTTGCATTGGACAGTCAATGTTCCATTCTATATCAACAACCCATTTAACCTCATTGTCTATAATTGAATTACGAAATGTTACCCATCCACCAGTTGTATCAATCATATATTTTATAAGTTTATTTTGTTTTCCGGTAAGCATGATTTTTTCCTTATTTGACTAATAGTGTTCTTGTGCCATTTTTATTGCATCTAAAGCTGGCTATGACAACATCTTCAGTGACTAGTTCTTCTCCGTCTTGAAGTGATGAGGCCAGCTGGTCCTTGCACGCCTTTTCTAACTTTTTTAAGTTGTTCATCTTAGACTTAATTTCAGCTAGCTCGTTAGCTTTATCAAGATCAACCTTAGAAGCTTGAACACGCTTTTTAGACTCTGGCTCAGGATGAAGTATCGCTACCTCATCCCGAGTCATCGCCTTAGGGGGTTCCATCTTCATAACATTGTTAACCCAAAAGTCCATCAGCCTACAGCGCATTTTGACTATAAATAGCTGGTCTCTTTTGAATTTGTATAAACGTGTTTCCATTTTAAACCCATAAATAAATACAAAAATATGTGCTTCATCCATACCAGTAACCATCATATAATGCTGTATTTGATAATAATAAGCTAACGGTACATCATGCATAGAAGCATAATCTTCTGTTTCAGGTGCCCACTTGTCGGCATTGCTGCTTGTTTTAAATTCAACAATATGGCTATCTTTAACAATACCATCAACATGCGCCATCAAGTATGAGTATGTGTGATGGCGAATCATGCCCTGCTCTTCGACTTTATAGCCGTACAACTCCTCATATTTTACTTTAAGATTTGGCTCTAATGCTTTGCCTAGCCACATATACATGTTTTCATGTTCAAGTTCTGCTTCACCAATCTTCTCTAAGTATATCTGTACAGGGCATTTAAACGGATTAGCTCTACAAATAGCAGCAGCATCAGTACCACCAATACCACTACGGCGTTGTTCAATAAATTCTTTATCTATCATCTCTACTTCCTTGTGTTTAAACCCAAAATTGGTACCATCTGCGATTACGAAACTGTAAGTCTTTCGACTTTTGTTTGTAATCGACTTGGTCTTCCATGAATTTATTGGGCATATATCTCACAATACTATTGACTGATGTCTCACACTGTGAAATAATACTGTTATCGAGGTTAATATTGTTTTGCATAAGTATTTCCTTGTTTGTTTAAAGTTTCATAAGAAGCTATATCGTCATCTAAGCCCTGCTAGTCACAGGGCTTATTTTTTTAATAATCATTATAATGCATGTATTTCTTAGCAAATGACATGTTATTATATTCATTACCCTGCATCATGCTCACCAAGTCACGATCTGACTGGTGAAATGAACTATCTTTAATTGTATCTTGCTCATCGAATATTGATTCTAGGTTATCAACATGTGCGTGTATCATGCTACACCTCCTAAAACTTGACGGTTACGACGGTTTCTAATATTCATAATAGCTTTGTGTGATATATCACCAGCGGTAAAGCCTAATACATTATCTTCAACACTATCTAGTAAATTTTCTTGTATTTGATCTTGAGCGTATGGAATAAGTATTCTGTGGCATATTTCTTGAAGGTTACGTAAAGCTTGATAATGTGATTTATTATGTGATTTGATAGTTTCTAAATCCATTAAACCAATAGTTTTATTAGCATTTAAAACACAGTCAAAGAATTCTTCGTAATCATCAGATTCAGCCACAGCCTCTAAAAACAAGTCTGGATCAGCTGTATTATATTTGTAAGCTAACTCAGCTTGTTCCTCTGATTCTAAGTCTTCAAAGTGAACAGGTTCGTTAATGAAAAAAGACATGTCACCGTAAACATCTTCAGGTTGAAGTGCACGTTCTGGCATGGTTGGTAAAGATTGTATATCGTAATAGTTTTGCATATTTCTTTCCTTGTTTGTTTATAGTTACTAGCAATCGTCATAGCTAGTATGTTTTCAATATAAACCAAGGAAAAATGAATGTCAACTAAAATGGCGACATTTTATTAACTTTTCTAAATCAACAAATTCATATCGGTTAGATAAGGTAACGCAATGCTTAATAGGTATGTGTCTCTTGCCCAGTTTCCACCTGGAGATTTGTCTTCTATCAACCCCAAGAATTTCAGCTAATTTAACACCGCTGCCTTCTATTTTGATGGTTTTTTCTATGATGGATGTTTGGTATGCCATATTGCCCATATTTGGTCGCCTATTTTGGTAACATTATAAGTTTTTTTCTTGTAAATGTAAAACCATGATGTTATTTTATTTTTGACGATACATTTAGGCTACCCTTATGAAAATATTCATATTGCTGCGCCCTATTCGGGGCATTTAATGGCGAAAAGTCCAGAACGTAAATTATTTCTTGCAGGTTTCATTGAGAATAAACATGGCAGGTGGTTTTCTGTTGCGCATGCATGTGTTTATGGTATTAACGCTGCAATCATTTTGTCACAAATACACTACCTTACCGGATTGAAAATCAAGATGGGAGAAGAATCAGATAAAAATGGCTTCATTTGGTTCTATCACTCCAATGAAGATTTTTTTAGAACCTTACCATTTTTAAGCAGTAAATCTATACAAAGACACCTAGTTTATTTTGAAAAGCTAAATATTATACAAATGAAGTATGAGCGTGCTGAAAAATGCAATAAGGTCAGATACATAGGGCTCAACTATGATGAGTTAGTCAAAGATTTTCAATCTAAATGGGAAGAGTATAGAAAAAACGCAAAATACCCAATCGAACCGATCGGAGAAGTCATGGAAGATGAAAAATTTCACATACCTTACAGTATTAATTTTGACCAAGATAAGATTTTCTGTAAGGACAAAATGTCCGTACAGGATTCGCAAAAACCGGTTCTGTACGGACAAAATGTCCGAACACTCTATAATATACATATAGTAGTAGAATATATTTACATACATATACTGGCGATTTTTACTCAAACTTGTATAAAAAACACACAGTTTACTAAGCCAAAAGAAATACCTGTTTTAGGCAAAATGTCATTCGAACATTTATGGGATTTTTATCACACATTATTTGCCAAACGCAGAGAAAGAAAAAAAGCAGCCATGCAGAAATACTACAAGCTCACTGAAGAGCAACGTCGAGTTTGTTTCACACGTATATGCCACCAGTACCTATTCTGGTGTTTTGATCAAAAAATAGCATTTGAATTAGTTGATAAGGATTTCTATGCCCATACTGCCATCAAGAAAACACTTCAAACGCAGTATGTGCCCTTCTGCAGGACGTTTTTGGATAACCTAGACCCAGACGAGGAAAAAACTTATGACGACCTCAAACAAGCCTTTGAACAACTCCAACGTGCAAAGCATGTTCCCAAACGTGACCTCGATACAATCTATGCCCAAATGTCACGTCAAGCAGGCATTGACCCTTGCGCCCTTGACGTCCTCAACTAAACCTGCACCAGAAGAGCTTACAGAGCGCTGTGACACGGTTTTTAACACTTTTAGGCATATGTACCAGGGATCATGGAAAAGCCTCTTAAATGGCTCAGAATCGGATTATACGGATATGCGTAGAATGTGGATGAGTGTTTTGCAAAATTATGATTTGAAAATCATACAAAATGTGTTAAAAGACCTAATAAATTCGACAGAGCATGCTAAATTTCCGCCGAATGTCATACAATTCAACCTTTTGTGTAGAAATATGAAGCGTAGAACCAAGGAAGAGAGCAAAATTGTGGAATTGCATCAAGAACAACCAAAATCAGTGCCAATGCCTGATGAAATGAGGTCATTTTTTAACAAAATAATTAAAAAAGTTGAGTAGGGGGTATAATGTTTTTTGAAACTAAAGCTGTTCGCGATGCAAAAGCAAGGGCACGTGATGCTCAAAAGCAAATATTTGATGATATTGATCAAATTGTAAGTGATGATAAGCATGCTGGTATAGTCAAAGCTACTTGTATGCATATTGTTGAATTACAGGTTGAAATGAGCAAATTAAAATTTTTTGTAAATGTACTTGCTTGCCTTGTGGTGGCATTTTTGATTTATTTTTTTGGTAGGTAACATTTATGAGACAATTTCAACAACTACCAAGTAATATTAGCGGATTCCGTGAGTATAATAAGCACATAGTTCGTGGTATTTATTTAACAGATGAAGAATGTTTCAGTTTGATAGATATACTTCAGAATGGAAATAACATTAACGAGTGTGGTGTTTATGACCCATCATCACATACGACTGCAAAGAATAAATGCTTGAAAGATCTTGTTGATTTACTAATGGAAAGAGCACCCAAATGTTGTCGTGATATTTTATGTAAGATCAGACTTGAATTTAATACATTTATAAGCAATTATCCTTTTGATCTAAAATATGCAGATTTTAAAAAAATATATAACTTGTTCATGAATGAATTATCTGATCCACTGCTAGGATATATGATAAATGAATAATTTTTATGAGATTGACGCAAGCTTGCTCATAGATATATATTTTCGAGCAATTTAATGATAGAAAAATCAGTTTGATTGACTTTTAAACAAAAATGTGCTATAATCATACTTATCATGATTACAGCAACGGAATGCAAACGAATCTACCTACCCATATTTTTACATAAAGGTAGAAAAAAATACCATCTAAACCTCAACCAGTACCGTAACTGGCACTATCTCATATCAAACACACTCAAAAAACAGTTCAAACAAACCATATATAGCCAATTAAATTTCACATTTGATCAAAAAATACAAATATCGTATATTTACTATGCACCTGACAAGAGAAAACGTGATTTGATGAACGTTATTGTCGTAATCGACAAATTTTTTCAAGATGCACTAACAGAATATAACTGTATCAAATCAGATGATACCGATACAGTTGTTGAGGTTAAATGCCAATACGGTGGCGTAGATCGTGAAAATCCACGTGTTGAGGCCAGTATTTACAAATTATAGAGGATTAACATGGAAGTAATTACCCATAATTATGTTGATGAAGCTGCAAAAAATGTGATGGATTCACGTGCTAAAAAACGCTTTATCAATGCAGTTACTAAAGTTGGTAGGCCAACACGCTATTCCGAAGAGCTTGTTATCGACTTATTAGCCAGTAGAGCTAATGGTAATACGATAGGTCAATCTTGTCTCGATGTTGGTATTGCTAAGTCGACCTATTACAAATGGACACACGAAATACCAGAATTTATGGACGCCCATAAAAAAGGCCAGGAATTAGCCAAAGCTTACGATGATGATTTGATTCGTGATAACTATGATAATCGTAGTTTTGGTTTTCTTGCATTTGAAAGCCAATACAAGCGCCGTCACAATTGCTCCGAAACATCTCCAATTGACTGCCCGGGTTTTGACGAGAAAAATACCGACGAAGAAAATATCACAGCCATTTTTAAATCTATATCTGATAAGCAAGTATCACCAGACGATGCTACAAAGCTCATTCACTTGATTAAAACTAAGCAAGAGGTTACATTATTGCCACAAATCATGCTTAGGCTTGACCAATTGGAGCATGGTGCCAAATAAAAATACGGATATCATATGACACTACGTGAGCAATTAGAGAGAGAGCTTAAAAATCTTAATGCAGACACGACTGATTTAACATTCTATGGAAGGACTAAAAATGATCGAATACCGTGGTGAGCGATTTGTCGGTTTTAATAAGCCTAAAAAAACACCTAATCATCCAACGAAATCACATGCTGTATTAGCACGGGAAGGTGATACAGTCAAATTGATACGTTTTGGCCAGCAAGGAGTAAAAGGTGCTGGTTCATCGCCACGTACTGAATCAGAGAAAAATAGGCAGAAGTCTTTCAAAGCTCGGCATGCTGAGAACATAAAAAAAGGTAAAATGAGTGCAGCTTATTGGGCTGATAAGGTTAAGTGGTGATTAAAAGGAGTAATCATGTCGAATCGAGAAGATTATCAAATAAAACTAGTAGATGATGGTAAATACTTGTGTTTATTCAATAAGTCTGGTAACTTAATGTACAAGCGCATGGATGACGCTGATATCAAAGCTTTAATCGAAGGAGCGACTTATGGCAACCACAGGGAAAGTGGACATCAACAAAGTCAGAAAAGCGATAGACATCGCAAAAAAATCAAATGATAGTCAGTTACAGAAAATGTTGGGTGGCTTGATGGGTAGTCCATCAGCAGCACGCTCATTAGCTAATCGTATCGTTCACGGCAAATAGGGAGTTATTATGTTAGTGGATTTAGTAACACATGTTATTGACTTGACCAGGGTTGTTGCTATTAGTGCTGATAAGCCTTTATTGCGCAAAAATGACTCAAAGTATACAGTTTATGCGGATGGATTGCGTATTGATGTTTTAGAGAGTGTTTATCCACGCGCTGAGCTCATAAAAGAGTGGAGTGCTAAGTTTAAGCCGAAGTCTAAAGCTAAAAAAGCAACAAAATCTGAATAGAGGAGTATTGAAATGTCAATGTCATTAGCCAAACGTATCAAAATGCAACATGAAGAGAGCAAAAAGCCTAAGCAAGAGGATGTGACAACACATCCGGCAGTTTCAGATATCAAATTAGGTGCTGGTCAACAGGCTGCTAAGAAAAAGGTATATAAGTATTGAGTGCATTGAGTCTAAGGCGATCATTAGCTAAGCTTGAACGAAAAATTCAAGATAAAACTAGTGATAGGATTGAGTTCCTAATTGCCGAAGATGAAGGTGACCTACGTAAACAAATGGATTTGTTATGCAAAGAGTCAGAACGTGGAATGAAGTTGTATTCGCTCCTGTTAAGCGATTTTTCGACATCATCAGCTACAGAAAAGCCTTACGCAAATGTAACACGAGAGGATATCGAAAAGCATATGTCTGCTTTATGCCTATTAAATTAGCATGGATGCAATATCTTTTAAAACCTGGATTTCAACATTGCGTGGTTTTATTGGTAATGGATGATGGTACTGGTGTTGCACTAGATTTTAAAGTTAACACTATTGATACACATATGCTCGATGCTAAAGCAGTTGAGAAATATATCATAGCTTGTAAAAGACTTGGGGGACATATTTTAAAGGTGAAATATCGTGCGGATAAGGTAATCACGCGGGTTTTACCGGGGGTGCTGACGCCTAATTATTGTGTCACATTCGTCAAAAACTTTTTAGGTATTAAGGCTCATTTGGTGCTTACACCATATCAGCTTTATAAGTATATCAAAAAAACCTATGAATACACGGAGGTATAGTATGGGTGGTGATGGTGTAGATCCAGCTTTGCAACAGCAGGAACAAGAAACAGAAGCTGAAAACAAAAAATTACAAGCGCAAGAACAGCTACAGAACCAAAAAACACAAGAGCAAGCACTGGAAAACATGAGGCGTATGCGAGGAGGGTCAGGTTTTTCAGGTAGTGGTGGAAATAGCACATTAGGTTAATCGTACAAGGATGTACACATGATCGATCCAAAGCGTATCAAGGATAGATACGAAAAAGCAAAATCAAGGGCAGAACAATGGTACTCTAACTTGCAGAAGTGCTATGAGTTGACGATGCCTAATCGTGCTATGTTCACCGTCAAAAGTCAGGTACCTGGCCAAAGCAAAACACAACATTTATATGACTCAACAGCACAAATCGGTCTAAATAAGTATGCTGCTAACTTACAGAGCTTGCTATTTGGTGTTAAAAACTGGGCTAAAGTAATACCAGGTAAGCTAGTAAAAGAAGGTAAAGCTAAGATAGATATAAATGAAGCAGAACAACAGTGCGAAAAATATACCAATTTATTCTTTGACAAATTAAATCAATCTAATTTTCAAATGGCTGCTTACCAATGCATTATGGAAATGGGCATTTCCACGGGGGTGTTGTTAGTTAACGAAGGTGATCGTAATAATCCTTTCAAGTTTACAGCTGTACCACTACATGAGGTTTGTGTTGAAGAAGGACCGGATACAACTATACAAAATGTTTACAGAACATTCAAAATGGCCATATCAGTACTACCACAAACATGGCCACATGCTAAGCTCACTAATGATATGGTGCAAAAATTAGACAAAAACCCTGCAGAAGAAATTGAGTTAATCGAAGGTACAGTTTTTAATCCTGAGGCTAAACCTGGTAAGCAATATTGCTACTTTGTCATGGTTAAAGATAGAAATGATTATTTGGTTTACGAAGAAAGGTCATATTCACCTTGGATTGTGTTTAGACCAAAAGTAATTGCAGGTGAGGTTTTTGGAAGAGGTGTTATTTATGATTTACTACCAGTTATCAAAGAGCTAAACCTAACCAAAGAGTATTTACTACGTGCAGCTAGTTTCAATGCTAACCCGATATTTATGGTAGCTAGTGGCTCTGAGTTAAATCCATTCACAGTAAGGCTCAACCCAGGGTCAATCGTACCTGTTCAACCAAATGGCATACAAAATTCGATATCGCAACTAGGTATTACATCGAATGCTAATGAAATGATGGCTCTACGCCAAGAGTTGATCGCCACGATCCAACAATCATTGAACTTGAATCCAATAGGCGATACACCGACTGTTGGGGACCCATCCCAAACTGCTACTGAGGCAAATATACGTAATCAGGAGTACATAAAACAGAATCAGGCTATGTACAACAGATTGCAATACGAACTCAACCAGCCTCTATTTAAAGTGTGTTGGCACATTTTATTTAAGCTTGGGATGGTACCAGCACCGACTATTGATGGTGACCATATTGCGGTTGAGTTTAACTCACCAGTACAAGATATGGCACGCCGAGAAGAAGTCCAAAAGGTGGTTGATGCATCTGCAGTAATACAGCAAATACTTGGACCACAAATAGGGGAGTATGGTGTTATTTTCGGTATGAATTCGATTGAGGTACCTAGTTTTGTTATGAAAAAATATGGCGTTAGCTTTGATATACAAAGAGATGCTTTAGGTAAGAAAAGAATGCTACAAGCAGTTCTACAGCTAATGGGTCAGCAACCACAACAACCTGCTGGTATGCAACCAAGTCCTGCATCACTACCTCAACAACCACAAGCACAACAATTTGTAGGAGTATGATTATATGCTTGATTTCGATGAAAACATTGAAAGCATAACAAATGTACAGACATTAAGGAAAGAACAAGAAAACCATATTAAATATTTGAATGAATTGACATTTAAAGTATTTGAATTGAATTCAGACGGTAAAGAGTGGCTTAAGTATTACGTAGCAACCATGTTAATGCCACTTACGGATGAACAAAGAACAGATTTAAAGTTTTTTATGGGTACACAACAGCCATTTAAAAACATTTTACAAATGATTGCATCACACAAGCAAAATATAGGGGGTAAATAATGGATGATTTTTCTAGTGTAGAATCAAGTGTGCAACCAACTTTTTCGGCTCCAGAAACGGGGTCAAACCAGGTTAGCTCTTCCCACAATGAGCTATCAGCTTCGGCTACTGACACAACTGCCAATATCCCCCAAATCGATCAGAACGCAGATGATAAGGTAGCCGAAGTATCTAATGATGTTCCAGAATGGTTAAATAGAACAACCTTTACCAATGAGGATGTTGAAAGCGCCATTCGTGAGCAAGCTAAAGCTTACCCTGAGCTCCAAAAATCTAGTAGCAGAAAGATTCAAGAGCTCACGGATAAGTTGAAAGGTTTTTCAGGATCTCCAGAAGATGGTTATGAATTTACACCGAATGAGAGACTTGAAGAAGCAGGATTTGAGTTTGATTCTAAAGATCCATACTTTCAGGATTTCGTCAATATCTGTAAAGAAGCAGGTATGAATCAAGAGGTATTTCAACAGCAAATGGAAAAAGCCGCTAATTATCTTGTGAATGCCCAAGAGCAACGCGCTACGGTGATAAATGAAGCTATTGAAAAACAGCAAGCTGAAGAGCTTGAATCACTTGATAAGCAAACTAAAGATTTATTTATCGAGAATTTACATATTGCTGGTAATATGAAGGGTGTTGATCCAACAGCGCTGAACAATCTAGTGGATGCCTTAGATGCTTCTATGATCCCTGCATTCAACGCAATCATAGGCAACGCTAAAACATCAGCTGTACCATCTATGTCGAATATCGTGCATGACACTAAAGATTCATTACGTGAATTGAATTGGAAAGTAGAGCAAATGCCAGAAGGTCCACAAAAGCAATTAGCACGTGAACAAATGAGAGATAGATACCAAAAATTTTATGGTTAGGGTGTGATGGTCATAAATATAAACTTTCCAAGCTTATGGCTAGTTGGCTGGTTGTTTACGTTAGGTTATACTAATGCTGATTTATTCCAAGCAATTATGGGTATATTTGCATGGCCTATTTATTTAGGCCTATATCTTCATTAAGATATAAATAGCTAGAATTGAAAGAATTAGCACAAGTCCCATTATGTAGGGCACTATACATATCATTTTTTGCTCCTTAGTGAACCAAACAGATATCCCATAGCCATTAACCATACATCACATAGTGTGTCTGTGAGAAATTTGATCGACTCTGTAAATGTTGGATAATAGTATGTTATCAGCAGTGTAAGAAAAAAACCAAGGGTGAGAATGTAAATGATGTTACGTGGTGTTTTATCCTGTGTATCAACTTCACGCTGACGTGCATTTTTCCTATCATCGACATTGATGCGTTCTAATTCTAGCTTATATTCAGCATCGATACGTTTTATTTGTGCTATCTGATCAGCTGATGCACCTTTGAGAGCAATTTCAAGCTCATCATCAGACGGATTGCTAGCATTAGGCAATAGTACTGAGGTAATGGCTTTCGTCGCTATAGAACCCATAGGGCCTCCTATAAGACCACCTAGTACGGGTGCTACTGTGCTAAGTATCTTCTTAAACATCGTTCGCACTCCCAAATAAAACACGCATAGCGCGTTGCTTTGCCTCATAGATTGATGTTTTTTTACGATTTGGGCCCCAGTATTTGTAATAATATTCTACTAAGCTATCAAAATCATGCATCTCTGGTATTGGCTCTTTGAACCTTGAATAGTGTATGCGAGCCATTGCTGTTGCTAGCTTCCAGTCCCAAACCATATTTTCAGCCTCAGGAGGGACAGCATGCCCCGTGGCAAGTAGTAGATTTTTGCGTAAACCATCTCTAAATCGCAGATTATTTTCCCAATTATCATTATAGGTGGCAATCTCCATTTGGTAAGGGCCTACAGCTGGCCCACCACCTATTTGTTTAACAAATGTCCCGAGTCTGCTTTCTATAGCCATGGTGATAATTAACAAATACATAGCATTCTCAGAATACATATCAATATCTTGAAGGGTAGGCTTGATGATGTACTTTTCTAGCTGTAAGCGATTTATCATGCATACCGCCAAGTATTAACACCAGCAACTGGGTTACTAGTCATAGCTGATGGCTGAAGCACAGTATTAGCAGTAAATGCTGCAGTTGCATTAGCCTCGGTCTCACCTTCATAATGCACTTTCATGTATACGTATAGTGCTTGATAATCATCACTTTTCTTAGTAGCAGTAGATGCTGCTGATCCAATGGTATCTGACGCTTTAATTGTTAACCATGACCCAGTCTGTGGATTTTCAAAAGGTAAGCCAGCAATGAAATCACCAATGCCGTATGCACGCCTAGAGTCTAATGCTTGTTGTATTGTTTCATTACCATCACCGTCCCAATAACTTAAATAATATGCACCACTATTTGTGGCACTTGTAGCATTTTTCATTAGAGCATTAAATATAGCTTGTACACTCTGAGATTGTGAAGTTCTAAAATTCCATGCTGTTATATAGGTAGAACCACTGGCATTCTCACCTGTAGCAGTCTCTCTGAAAATATCCAATTGACCCTCAACGGTGCTTGCGTCACCGCTATATCCAATTTTAGATGAACCTTCTGATCCTGCAGTTGAATCGGCTAAAGCAGCCTCTAATTCAGCAGCACTTACACCAGATTGATTGTTTTGCTCACTAACCCATTTTGTACCAGTCCAAGCCATTACATAGTTTGATTCGCCAGTTCCTGGTGTTGTAGGCACAGGAAAATCCAGCATTGCATCTGTAATGGTACCGGATGTGGTTAGTAAGGTTTTGTCATATTGTAAGCTAAGGTTTTTTAGTCGATAGTCAGCATCAACAGCTTGCAAAAATACTTGATCATTTGTGCTATTAAGATCTGTGCTAGTTACCGCTTCTCCAGCAGAGTAATCAGTAGGCTGGGTTATAACGGTTGTTCTAAATATGAACACAGTTGTTCCATCTGCAGGTGCAGTAGAAAATGTCAGTGTATATGATGCATCAGTTATATTAGTAGTTGTATAATTACTAGCACTTTGTAGAGTGGTACCAAAATACACAGCAATATCTGATTTTTGTATAATCCATTGTGGTATGCTATACGTAACTGCACTATTTGCAGTTACAAACGAGTAAGCAACCTGTTCTGCAGGTGTAGTAGACATAATAACTCCTCCTTGAGTCTTGTTAATTTATTGTACTATAGGTGTGACCCCGTATCTGCTGTGTAGTTGTGACATCTGTGATTCATAGCTTCCAGGTTGCAAAAAGTCCATCCAAGCTTTTGCGCCACCATATGACATCAAAAATTGCCCAATAGGTGTATTAAGAAACGGTATGTTTTTAGATTTTAACAAACCCATAGTAATAGCCGCTAGTCTTTTTTCTCTATATCCATCACCAAAGTCATGATTTTTGCCAAGTACAGCTTTCGTGTATTGTTGTAGCGTGCTTAATGGACCCCAAGACGGACCAATAATAAATGAGCCTAAATCATTAGCCGTTCCGGAAAGGGCAGATATACCGTCACCTATCATGCCCATTGAGCCGAGTATGGCGTTAATCCATATTTCTTCGTGATCAGGTTTTCTATTGAGCAAAGCTGATTTAGCATACTGACCCATTGCAGCAGCACCAATGACAGGTATTAAAGAACGAGCAATGTTTCCAGCCGCTCCCAGTTTCGTTTTTGATAGATCAATATCGCGCTTTAATACTTTTCTGGTATAACCTGCCATATATGATTTAAACTGCAGCAAAAGTCCAGCTGCTGCTTTAACGGAAGCATTATGCCCGGTATGCGCTTCCATGAGCGACCTATCTTGTAGGTCAAAACCAGGCACTGTGAAGCGATATGAATCATGATACATGCATAAAATTTTATTATATAGCTGGTCTTTATTAAGCTGTAACTTTTTGAAATCTTCATCGGGCGCATCAAGTACGTAATCTGGCATAAGGTAGCTGTTATCATCAGCAAGTTTAGTTTGGCCTTTGCGCCAAAGATCCCATTCGTCAGCATTAAAGTTATATTTTTTAAGAAATGTATTGACCTTAGGGGGAAGTTGATCAAATGGCAGGTGAGCATTGCTGGCCATATTATTGCCAATACCTGCAAAATTTGATTTTTGCATCAAGCCGTCCCACCATTTTAGCCAATTAAGTTTCATTTCAAGATTAATAGCACGACTGTTCCACCCATCTATGCCTAAATTTTCTGTACTAAATCGATGGGCAGAAGTAAAGTGTTGAGTCATTACACCAAGTTGACGATAAAATTCCTTTTCATTTTCAGTAGATGGCGTGAATGTTTTTACCAGGTTGATTATTTTATTAACAGGCGTTTCGCCAAGCTCACTAGTTAAAAAGCGCCACTTGTTTGCAGTATCACCCCAAACGCTAAAAATAGGCAGGCCCATTTTTGTCAAAGTGAAACCTGTTTTAATGCCATTGATAACAGATTGTAATTTTGTAGGAGCATCTGCGTTGTATTCGCCCATAAGATACTTAACATTGCGCCTAATCACATTAGCAGCCTTTACTGCGGGCATATGTCCTTCAGGATGATAATTGAGCATATCATTGATGGTGCGATTAACTGTTTGCATAGGATTAGCGCCATAGTGTTTCATCATAGCAAGGTTTCTTGCAGTAGACTTGGCATCGCGTAAGATACTATCCATAACATTACCAGCGCCATATTTTTCTTGATAATCAACCCAACTGTCGCCGTTTTTATAAAACAAATGTCGTTCATTTCGACTTAATCGATTTGCTAAACTATAGGCAGTTGTAGCAGCAGGTCTTGGGGTAATAATTTTATTAAAGCTCTCTCTTAAAGCATCCCTGACTTCGCTGTCATTAGACCAATCAACACCCAATAATGATAACCTTTGGTCAAGTCTAGGCTTTATGAAATCATGCCATTTGTTAAAGGCCACATCATTTCGTAAAGCAGTTTCTTCAGAAGATGATAGGCTTGAATAATTAAGACCTCGTTTCTCTGCTTCTTGCCTCATTGCTTTTCGTAGACCCTTTGGATTAAGAATACGCAAAACATCATGATATTGCTTTGAAACACGGCCTAAAAGCTCTTGTGTATTGATCCCCCATTTCCTTAGCAACTTTAAAGCATCATCATTGTATTTTTTTATGACGCGGGCAACTTTTCCTGAGTAGTCATCTTTGAATTCATCTTTTAAAACTTGGTCAACTACGTTTCTTTGATTTTTGCTATCACCCAAATAGTGAATGGCATTTTTTCCTTCAGCATATTTAAGCTTTTCAAGCTCAGGGACAATGGCGCCTTTTACATTAGTGAGTTGTGAATAAAATGATTTGTTTGATGTGTCAAAATTACCATACCTGACACCTTCACCTATATGCTCTCTACCTGATCCATATATACTTATCACTTTTTTTGGGTCGTAGTTGTTTGCCTTAGCAAGTCGCTTATTTTCAGCATATGCGATAATGTCTTGCTTTACTTGTTTATCGACATTTTCCTTATTAAGCTTGAGGTTTTCTTTCACAGTTTCGGCGGCATGGTCAAGCGCTTGAGCAAGGCTGTTTCCTTTATTTTTTAATAGGTAATTCCGAGCCTCTCTTTTGACCTGGTTTAAAACAACTTTAAGATCATCTTTGGTCATTCGCATAGTTATGCCATGGATTTTTTCTATTGTACCGTTTTCCATTCGTTGAAATATACTATCAATACACTTGGTGGTTTTTATGCTACGGTTATTTTTTAAGGTCCGACTCATTCATTATTCTCCAAAAGACATTTACTAACTATATCTAAAAATTTACCATCATGGTCATCATTAATATTAGGTGTCATGCTATCAATTTCGTCTTGAGTTAATAGACCTTGATCTAGGTATCTGTTTATGGTTGCTTGTAGGTCTCCCAATGTTGGCTCATGATTTTCATAAGGGAAGCTGTCATTAATAGTATCTTCAACACTCGGTATATTTGCCTCTTCGTCGATGTTATGTGTATCATTTATAACGCTTTGTGCCATCTCATTAACAGGTCCGGTCAAGTCATTTTTTTCTGCTGTTTTATATTCTAAGTTATCTTGTGCATTCTTAACATCAAGTTGCCTGTTTGCAAAATCATCTAATGCATCATTGAGAGCAGGTAGGTGATCGCTGTAAAGAGGCATCGATTTAACAGGTGTATTATTGGATCGAATAGCAGTTGTACGATTATTCAGTACATCTTGATTATCTTGTGAATAATTTTCTTTAGACATTTGATCAATCATATCAGCTTCATTAATAGGGTCATGTAGACTAGCTATCATATCCCGATCTTCTTTAGGTACTAAATACGGACGGTCGAGTTTCAACGCGTCGTATATGGTTTGAGCTGGTCCAAAGCTATATGAGCTTGATTTTAGACTGTCTTTGAGCTGATTCAATTGATCTGTAGTTTCATCAGACAAGCCATCTGTGGCGGTTATTTTAGAAATAGATTCAACAAGTCTAGGTAAAGGTGTAGATAATGCTTCATTTTTGAGCTTATCGCTATCTAGTGCATCATATTCATCACTGATATTATTCAATATTTGCTTGATGTTGCCCTCAGAGTCATCAAGATTAGCTTTGGCTTGCGTAACATTATCTTCAAGCTGCTTGATAGGCGAGGGGATATTGGCCTTTTTGTCTTCAGGCAATTGTTCGTATAAAGCTTGCTTTGCATTGACTTCGTCAATAGCTCTGTTTTGTTCAGCTAATATTTGAGCTGCGACATTAACTTTTTTTCCAGCATTCGCTTGTGTGATTGCTGTATCAGCCTGTGCTTTTGCTGCCTCTTCTTTGATAGGGCTATCATTTTGCATGCTAACGGCATCATCTGTTAATGTTTTGGGTTCGTACTTACCGCTAACATTCTTCCATATATCATTTAGTATAGGGCTTGCTACGCCATGTATAGCTCCCATAGCTGACCAATTGATGAGGTTGCTCAAGTAATCATTCATTGTTATATGATCAGGTGATCCATATTCTACAGCAGCTTGAACACCACTCGATATATTGGCCCCAGCAAATCCTGAAACTGTACCTTTGACCGCACTTTTAAGGATACGAGTACCTAGTGTTTCACCAGCATCCGTTTCTAAGATACGCGCTATAGACGGTACTGCTGCTTTTAATCCTACCTCAGCTAGACCACCTGAAGCTATAGTTAGTGGGTCAAATAAGCTACCTACAAACCTTGCTGCTCCTGTGCTATACCAATGTTGGTCATCCGTTGGCAATGCATTTGCAGTTTGTTGCAATGAATTTTTTAAATTCTCTTGTTGTTGTAGTGATTGCTTATATTCATTTTCACCATAAAACAGCTCTCGCTCTCTGGATAGTATATCTCCAGCATATTGTAACGGCATACCTAAAGCTAGATTAGCTCCTAAGCCTTTTAACTCAGACGTTTGGTCTTGTGTTCCAACTAAATCACTAGGATTAGCAGTTTGATCGGTTCCAGTACTAACTAGTCCACTATACGAATTATTTGTATTGCCAATACCTGTGCTAGAAAGATCATCATTTTGTACAGGCTGATTATCAGGTCGCATCAAATACCTCTTCGTTCTGCATATTCATTGTAGTCACCAGGTATTGATCCTGGGTTAGCTGCTGTTTCGAATGTAAAAGAGTAGGGTTTACCATTTTTATAATAGAATGGTTTACCATTAGATTGGACCAACTGCAAACCCTCATTACTAGGCGAGTTAACCCATTTTGCATTTGATAATGCCTTACGTACATCTACTGATTTATCATCTACCATAGCTTGTGTAGTAGCTTTATTCTTATAGTAAGCCATCATGGTTTTTACTGTACTATAGTTAATATCCGTAGGTGTATAGCCACCAGATGGATTTTTAGTAATGACTTTATAAGGCACCCGTATTCCATCTTTAGCGCCATTTTGGTAAAGACTATTCATTACATCATCAATGGATTGTTGTGTAACATTAGAGGGCGTAAAATGACCACCAACCATTGGAGTAGCCCATGTTTGATTACTTTTTTGCAGTCTAGCAACTGATAAATTAAGAATTGAATTGATTATACCGTTAACAAATTGTGATGATTGTGACCCAGGGTTACTTTGTAAATTACTGATGAAATCATGAGGCATTGCACTTATAATTTGTTGCCTAGCATCTTTATATGTGGTACCTAGATCAGTATATGCTTTTTTAGCACCTTCTTGTCGTAAAATATCATGACCATTCATCATATCGCTAACAATACTATTATTGCTTGTGTTGCTTAAAATACGTGCAGATATTAGATCATCGTAGGGTAGTTTTGCGTTCAATAATGCTCTTTGTACGGATCCCCAGTGGTTACCATAGTTACCCTCAGCAGTGGTTAATGCTTGTATGCGTTGTACTGGGTCCATATTACTAAGGTTATTTACGATCGTTTTAGCTTGATCAGCGCTAATCATTGTTTGATATTGGCTACTAATACCATGTGAGCTCTGTAGTTGCTGTATATGAGTATTATAGTTATTCAATGCTTCAGAAACTTGAGGTGATCTTGCTGATTCAAAATTAACCATAGGATTAGAAACAGATTGGCTTAGTTCTGTTTGCAGCTGTGTACTACTCAGTGTTTCACCTGTTTTGTTTGGATTCAAGCTATTCAGCTGCTGTGACATATATGTTTTAGCTGGTGCAGTATTAGATACTGTTGAGTAGGGGTCATTTTTTACTTGTTTGACATAGCTACCAAACTGTTTGATAAGCTGTGTTTTTACATTTTGTTGCACAGTAGAATCAACACCAGGAATAGAAAGTGTTTGATGTGGATCATTATATTTGCTAATAAATCCTTGTATCGATCCTATTCCACGTGAGACATAATCTTGATACATTGAATTAGTTAAAGAAGCGGTCTGTATCTTATCATTGAATTCTGGGTAAAGTTTAGGATATTCAGACTGCACTTGAGCCATTAAATCTTTAGGTACTGGTGAACCATTACCAACAGAAATAACTGCATTTTTCATCTGTAATTGCATCTGATTAGTATTTGCTTTGAGTGCATGACCAAATTGTGCTGACATTCTATTTAATGTGCGCGTCATACGCTCTTGACTGATAGCAGACATATTATCGTCTAAGCTTACTTGCCCATATACTTTCTGCATACCTTCATCATTAGCGAAGTTCTCTGGAAATTGTTGTATTTGTTGTGCTAATGCTTGTTTATCAGCAGGATCAGTAGCATTGTTATACTGCTGCATCAAACCTTTCATTCGACCAACAACAGATGCATTCAGAAAGTTTTCTTTGTGTTCTCTCTGCATGTTTCCAGATTTAATAGGGTCACCTAACATAGATGATTGTTGATTAGCACTCTGTAAAATATCAAAAGCATTTCTTTGTAACTGTGCTCTTATTTTAGGATCTGTTGTTGCATATGCTTGAGCCATCAGATTACCAGCATGATTAGATAATTGATTAGCTGTGTTAATATAATTAGCTATAGTTTGTGCTTTCATGTAGGAACCTACACGATTTGCAATTCTTGAGCCGTACGAAGTCATTGAGCTATTGAATATTTGATCCATGTAAGGCTTCATTTTAGGATCGATAGTATTTTCTATGTTCTGATAGTACTGATTTGCTGCATTAGTAAAATCAGTCATGTTTTGTGCAGCACCTGTTTTAGGATCGATTGTAATCGGTTTATTCATAACCTGATTATAAATAGCATTCATCTGATTCAATACTTGTGATGATGCTACATTTCGTGCTACCTGCTGACCTTCTTGGTTATATGCTCTTCCAGCCTCTGTAAGGCTAGATTTTGGTGACCAACCTAAACCTTGCTTTGCAGCGTCCTCTTTACCTTCTTGCATCTCCTTTTGGTCAACATTAGCTTGTGCTACTCCGAATGCTTTTTGAGCTAAATTACCATATAAATTGGCACGTTGTTCATTAGCTTGAGCCATAGCTGAGTTGCCAGAACTAACTCCAACACCAACGCTAGGATTGTATTCTGGATAATCTCTCATTATTCCCACTCCACAGTGTGTCTTAAGTAGTATTCATAGTCGCCCTCGGGTGAGTATGTCTGATCAATTGAGTTATCGAATGTATTATTTGTATCATTCGAACCACTATTAGATCCGCCATGATGGTGTTCAAAGCTCATTAGGTTTGAAATGTCACCAACACTTGAAAAGACATTCCCCCATAATTGACTATGGTATTCAGATTGTGCAGCATCCATTCTTTGGTTTATTTCAGCTTCTTGATTACTTAGATTTAAATTTGCGATGTTGGTATCTTCAGCAAATGCATTGTAACTAGCGTCAGCCAATGAATTATAGGTACCACTTGATAAAGACATGCCTTGTGCAACAGCACGAGCCTTTTGAGAAGCTTGTACTTGTTGTAGCTGTTTATCACGAGATATTTGATCTTGCGCAGCTTTAGCCTTGGTTTGGCTTTCTTGTAGGCGTAAAGAGGCCTCCTGCTGTTGTTCTTCTATGCTTTCTTCATGTGCTTGCATTGCTTGACCTGCAATACCTGCACCTGCGCCTATGGCTGCAATTACTCCGAAATCTGCACCTGCCATAACTCTTCCTTAAGTTGTTAGTTCTACTGCTATACCTAATATATTGATCGGTAGTGGATCATTTTGCTCACATGTTACATATGTAGTATGGCTCCATCCTAATGTGATGCTAGGCGTTTCAAATACGCCAGTGCTTGTATAAGTATACATGAAAGATGATTCGCCTGAAGTAACGGTAGTGTTATCCAAACGCCTCATTGGGATTTGTTTGCCATTTACCGTAAAAGTCATTGAATTGTAATAATGCACATAGATCTTACTAATTCTTTTTTTAGTATAAAGTGTGTCACCAGCTTGTGATACGATGTGTGCAGGCATAGTTTGTAGTTTCTGTTTGAACTTATAACCAAAATAATAATCACCACTAACATTCAAAGGTGGTATTTCAACATTATTTGAGCTATCTACTGTAAAATCACCAATATAGATTTGTTGATCGTTTTCATCCACAGCTACAAATGAAACGACATCATTCACGGCTTTATTAAAAACATTATCCATGGAAACAGTTTGTGAACTAGTGCTAGTTGATATAGTTTTTTGATATGCTTTATCAAGTGTTATATCCCATGATAGCTTTTCTATATGTGTATATCCATATCCAAATTGGCTTGTTCCACGTGTTTCTGTAACGATAAAGTAAACGTCACCATCGACAAAGGCTACATCATCCCAGAGTGTATTTTCTCGTTTTATTTGAGTCCACGCAGAAACATTTTGTTCAGACATGCTTTGATATATAACTAGTGATCTATCAAAATTTATACAAAATAGCATGTTTGAATCATATGCATCATTTTCTGTATAAGCATAGAGTGTTCTTGGGTTTTGTATTAAATGGCTGCTCATTATAGATATGTCAGATGAAATATAGCCTGTAGAGCTATCATTATTTCCAAAAGCCATAATGGCTTTTCCGCCTTTTTTTACGTAGACAGTCTGATTATCTAAAATAGCAGGTGTAACATTCTTACTACCGTTTGAAGTTTGTAGTCTTAGTTCCACATTTGATGGTGTCAATGCACCAGAAGACCATATATTTGTAGCAAATTCACTTGTATCGGTGAATACCTGTAAAGATCTGGAAGAAACTAAGTTTAGAATTTTTTCATTCTGTGACGATCCAATTGTGAATGCAATAGCATCTGAATCTAGGCCACTACCAGTATCAAAATTAGTAAAGTCACCAATAACACTCATAAATAACGACTGTGGCAAGTGATCACCACCAGCAAATATAAGTCGGTTTTGATAGAATGTTACACAGGCTGGCCATCCGCGTGTACTATTGTAAGCAGTTTCGGTTAAGTTACTTTGATTACCATTGAATCTGCCCTTAGGGCCTGTTGCAGGTGCTGGTGTTATAGCTGCAAACTCATTATCGATACGTACTTTAACCTCTGTAGAACTAACATATTCTGTAATAACAGCTACACCAATTTGATCACCTGTGCTTGGACCTAAAGAAGAAAATTTACCACCAACAAAATTGGCGGTGAAACCACCAAACGAACCCATCGTTTCGATAGTCAGGGTAGGGTATGAGCTGCTAGTTGCGTCAGGTGGTGTTATAGTTACTTCAGATAATGTGAAAACAGAATCATTATAGTTAACATCAAATTCATAAGTAGGAGGATTAGAGAATGTGAAATAATTATGCGTTACATTATTGCTGGCATCAAGAGATATTATTATAGGTTGTGCTTCTTGTGAGCAAATTATAAACTCATTTTGGTTTTGTGCCCCTTTAACTTTATCCGGGCTAAATGAATGATTGATTGATGTGCTTGTACTAAAGTCAGAAGTTATATAAACCTCAAAAGTGCTTTGATCAACTACAATCAAATATGCTGCGTTTGAAGTTTTCCATCCAAATAACTTATATACTGGGTCAGGGTTAGCAGTATGATTTTTAACAAAAGTAGTCCCAAACCTAGATCCTACTGAACCACCGGGCATCACAACTAGGTTTTCAATTTTTTGTGCTGATTTGTTGTATAATTGTAAGTCAGATCTTGCATACAATAGCGGATCAAGCTCACCATGCGTAAAATCATGATTTGTTACGATTACTCCCATTTTAACCCCCTAAGTCCAATGAGAACTATAAATTGGGTTATGAGCTATCGTCTGTGATGGCTGAGCAGTAGCATCTCTGTTTTGTGCTATTGCTTTTTGTGTCGTATATTTCTGTGACCATAATTGTGCTAGGTTGACATTTTGTGTCACAAGCATTGCACCTTCAGCAGCCAATGCATATGCCATTAGTTTTGTGAAATAGGGCGGGAATTGTGATGCATCTACATCATAAATATATTGTATTTTTAGTTTGCTACCAATATTACTATAAAGTACCTTTCCGCTTAATATTTCATAATTTGAAAAAGGGTATATCTGACGCATCGTTATGTAGTCAGTAGGCAGATTATATTCGTATTTATAAGTTTCATCGATAGGTGTATTTGTAGTTTGCACTAAATAATCCCATTTTTTAGCGAAACTCCATGCAGTACTAGCTAGCAAATCTTTTTTTTCTGATTCATAAAGATTTGACAATGCATTAATAACATCATCACCTGTATCTAAAGTATTTACAGAAGGCTGACCTAAATAATTTAGAGTTTTATTGATAATTTCTAGCTTAGTTGCCATGTTCCTCTTCCTTGAGGTGTAGGTTAGGGGCAAAATGCCCCATACCTATTAGTTCAGTGGACGAAATACAATAATATTCATCTTGTGATCATTACCTGGATCAGCAGAGAATTGTAAATATATTGTATCTGCAGCACTAACGCGTCTTTCATTACAAGACACAGGTGTAGCACCATGATCATTCATATCAGCAATAACAATATCAGTGGTTTGTAGGCCGCTAACTGTAATAGTTTCGCTAGTACTACCACCCGTAGTTGTGTAAAGCTTAGAGTAGATAGGGTATAAGCCTGTACCTTGTTTGACAGCTGTAACTGCTCCATCAACAATTTT